AGAAGCTTATCTAGGTTATACAACTGGCGGAGTAGCTATCTATGATTTTTATACAATGGTAGATATTGTAGTTGACGGAATACTCGAAGACGAAGACGTTGACGAAGACAAAGCAGTGTCTGACGCAATACAGCATATAGAGTACAATATTCTATCTGCTAATCATGGACCTTATACTCCGATATTTATGTATAAGGAAATCTATGACTAACAAGTATCTTCCTAAACTTCCAAGACTACACGAGGGTCAGCAAAAAGTAAGAGACTCAGAAGCACGTTGGAAAATTCTTTGTGCAGGTCGACGATTTGGTAAAACAAGACTTGGTGTACAAATGTGTTTGGAAGTTGCCCTAAAGGGTGGAAGAGCTTGGTGGGTTGCTCCTACATTTTCTATTGCAAGAGTTGGTTGGCGTGATATCGCTGCAAGTGCAAAATCATTTCCAAGAGAGATAGAGCCAAACGTATCTTTAGCTAATATGCAAATTGATTTACCTAACGGAGGTTCTATTGCTGTTAGGTCTGCTGATAATCCACAAAGACTTAGAGGTGAGGGTCTTGACTTCCTAGTTATGGACGAGGCCGCTTTCGTTAAACCAGAGGTCTGGCAAGAAGTTCTACGTCCTACTCTTACTGAAAGAAAAGGTTCTGCTTTATTTATTTCTACTCCTATTGGACGAAACAATTGGTTTTATGATTTATGGGAAGTTGCAGAAGACGCAGAGAATTGGGAACGCTTTAGATTTTCTACTACTGACAATCCTATGATTGACCCCGAAGAAGTTGAGGCAGCTAGAAAAGAAGTTGGCTCTATAGTTTTTGCACAAGAGTATTTAGCAGAGTTTGTTGACGCAGGTCAAGGTATGTTAAGGCCGGAATGGTTGAATTATTTTGTAATGGTGCCGGATGAAGCAGGAAATATTAAATGCGTAGTTGAAGGCTCAGAATATTATCTAAAAGCATTGAAGAAGTTTGGTGTAGTTGATTTGGCTACTACAACCAATAAAGACAGCGATTATACAGTAATTACTTCTTTTGCTGTTACTCCAGACAATAGACTTCTAGTTATTGATATGCAAAGACAAAAATTAGAAGGACCAGACATCATTCCAGCAATAAAACGTGCAATTGACAAAAATAAGTTAGAATATGTAGGTATAGAACGCCAAGGTTTTCAGACCACGATTATCCAAATGGCGCAACGTTCGGGTATTCGTGTAAAAGACCTTAAGTCGGATAAAGACAAAGTTACACGCGCACTTCCTTTGTCAGCCAGAATGGAATCTGGAGACGTTTTCTTACTTAGAGATACTCACTGGCTACCAGAGATGGAGAGAGAGATAATGACCTTTCCCGCTGGTGCTCACGATGATATCATTGATACTTTATCTTACGGCGTACAAATGTTACAAGAACGTAGAAGCTGGAGCGCGTATTAAGAATGGCTGAAGATAAGTCAAGGTTTTCCAAAGCAATAGATTGGTTGAACGCACCAACCGACGCTAGAGTTAGAAGAGAAGCAGAACAAAAAAGTTTAGTAGTAAACCAAACAGAATATTCATATTTAAATCAAGCAGTATTTGGATATAACACATCATCCGGATACTTTGACCATAAAAAATTAGCAGAGGTCGGTGACGGAACAGGAAACTCTGCTGTTATTGCATGTCTTAATGTATTAGCTACAGCATTCGCAGAACCTAATCTTTTAGTATCATCTAGAAACTCTGAGGGCGATTACACAAGAGAAATGAATCATCCTCTTACAAGATTATTAAGAAGACCAAATCCTTACATGACACAACAGTTACTAGCTAACTATATTGTTACATCTCTTAACGCAGCTGGCGACGCTTTTATTTATAAAAATAGAAATGCAAGAGGACAAGTTGTAGAACTAGTTCCTTTAATGCCTCACTTAGTAGAAGCAAAAGGTAACGAAAACGAATTAATTACACACTTCAATTATCAACCACAAGGTGGTTTGCAGGGTGACGAATCTGTAAAGATTGAAAAAGAAGACATGATTCATTTACGTCAAAATGTCGACCCTAACAACATGAGAAAAGGTCTTGCTCCACTTAGAGGCGTTCTAAGAGAGATTGCAGGAGATGAAGCTGCTGGACAATATACAGCTGCTTTATTGCATAACATGGCGGTACCCGGAGTTATACTCTCACCAAGAGATGACGCTATGGGTGGCCCAACTAGAGAAGAAGCCGAAGCTATTGCAGAAATGTATAAGCAAAAATTCGGAGGCAAAAACAGAGGTGCGCCAATGGTTTTGTCTGGTGCGATGAATGTTGAAGTTGTATCTTTTTCTCCAGACCAAATGAAGTTAGCCGAATTAAGAAGAATACCAGAAGAAAGAGTTTCTGCTGTACTTGGCGTTCCAGCTGTTCTTGCAGGACTTGGTGCTGGTCTTGATTCTGCTACATATTCAAATACCAAAGAACTTAGAGAGTTCTTTACAGAGTCAAAAATGGTCCCAATGTGGAACATGGTTGCGAGTGATTTGACTCATCAATTGTTACGACCAGAGTTTGGCGGAAACGATAATCAATATTGCGAGTATGATATCGGAAACGTTAGAGCTTTAGCTGATGACAAAGACAACCTCTATAAACGCATGAATACTGCTGTACAAGGGGGTTGGGTAACAATTGGCGAAGCAAGAAAAGTTGTAGGTCTTGAAGCTGATGATAGGCATGATGTTTATCTAAGACCACTCAACATGATACAGGTCACAGAAGATGGTAGTCCACTTCTTAATGACCAAGCAGAATCTGAACCGGCTAAAGACGATGATGAGTCTAAAGCAACATTGACAACTATTGGTTTACCGCCAGAGGTAGAGAGAGAAGATGAAGTAGTTTTAACTCCTACTTACTTGAATGAAGAAAAGTATATTGCAGAAATGCCTAATGGTGCATTTTGTGTTATTAGCCACGAAGATGGTGAGATACTAAAATGTTTTGATACTAGAGCAGAAGCAGAAGCATTCTTAAATAAAAAGCACGGGAAAATCAGAGAGATAAAAGTATCTCTAGAAGAAGCCGAAACAATGTATGAACGAGGTGATAACTTGTATAGTCCAGAAGAAAAGATTGCATTAGCAAAAGATGTATTCGATAATCCGGGTGAAGCTATGGAGAGAGCAAAAGAGTTAGGTTGTGCTATTGGAGTACATACTCATGAAGTAAACGGCAAAGAAGCGTTTATGCCTTGTAAAACACACGAAGAATACGAAGAAGCAGTCAAAGGTGATAAAGCTCCTAAAAAAATAACCAACTTTCCTAGAAGTGGAGACAATCAAAAAATAAGTTTATCTAATTCACAACACCCACAATTTCCGGGTTATGCCTACGTTAAAGATTTAAAAGAGAACTGGCCAGAGATTTGGAGAAGAGCTGGTACTGGTGGTAATCCTCCTACATCATTTACTGGTAATGACGCTTTCAATAAATGGACAGCATACAAAGGCGGAGACAGAAGCGAATCAACACTTAACTGGGTTAAGAGAAGAGAACGCTTTATGAATCGTCATAAGAAAAACAATAGACTTAACGGCATTATTGCTGTCATGAAATGGGGCGGTGTTACTGCCGGTGGCGTTTCACAAATGAAGTCAGTTGTTAATGATTATAAAAAAGTTGTTAGAGAACGTAGAAAAAAATCTCTTGACATTGCAGAAGATATTATGATGAAGCAATTGTCTGAAAGAGTTAGAAAAGCTTTACAGAAAAAAGTAGAAGACCATAACAAGAAAAATCCTAAGCACAGAGCTACTCTAAGAATGTTATCAGCAGTATTTAGAAGAGGTGTTGGTGCTTACAGAACATCACCGGGTTCAGTTAGAGGTAACGTTACATCTGCTGACCAGTGGGCAATGGCCAGAGTTAACGGGTTCTTAAGAGCTTTGAGAACAGGTAAGTTTAGAAGAAAACCTTATGACCAAGACTTACTACCAAGTTCACATCCATTGTCTTCTAAGAAGTCTGGTAATAAAGCAGAATCAGTTAGAGTTGGTCAAGCGGTTAGTTGGTCAATCAACAAAGACCCAGACCCACCATCAGTTGTTCATGGTATAGTCACTTCTGTTAATAGTAGAGACAAAGAAGCGACAATGGAAGTATGGGCTCGATTAGAAAATGGAGACCATAAGAAGACAGATAGACGTGTAACTATGCCTATCTCTAAGCTCAGAATAATATCAGACTTTAGACAATAAAAAACTCAATTCAGCATTCTTAATATAAAATAGTAAAGACGCACATCTGAAATATATATTATATAATATACGATTGAAGGATGTATGAATAACGAATCTAAAAATATAGACATAGAGCTCAAAGATGAGTCCGGTCAAGTAGAAGCCGTCTTTAGCTTGTTCAATTCCCTCGATAGTGATGGGGATGTCGTAGTACCGGGCGCAGTAAAATCTGGATTTAAAAATGACCAAGTACCTATGGTATGGTCTCACAAGTGGGACATGCCTATTGGAAAAGGCACTATAACTCAAGATGACGATAAAGCAGTTTTCAAAGGTGAGTTCTTTATGGACACAGAGTCTGGTAAAGAAGCTTATAACCTAGTTAAGAATATGGGCGATATGCAACAATGGTCATTCGGCTATAAAGTTAACGATTCTGAATTCGAAAAATTTAAAGATAGCGAAGGAACAACCAACGCTAGATATCTCAAAGATTTAACAGTTTATGAAGTCTCTCCTGTTCTTGTTGGAGCAAACCAAGATACATACACACTTGCAATTAAATCCAATACTGAACTCTTGAAGGAAGTAGCAAAAGTTGCTGACCCGGAAGAAGAGTTTGAGGATGAGTGTTGTGGTTCTTGCGAAGGTAAGTCCGCAAAATATGGAGATGATAGTGAGGATATGAAGTCTTGTAAATACCACGATGGTGGCCCTTGTATGAAGGATGGTAAAAAATCCGACTCGGGACAAAAAGCCAAAGAGGATTGCAAGTATGGAAGTGGAGGAGAATGTATGAAAGAATACAACGACGAAAAGAAATCCGATGAGGATATAGAAGTTTCTGAGGAAGGCTCTCAGTCTTTCTCTGAAGAAGTCAAAGATGTGCTTGCTGCATTGGATGACTTAGTAGCCCGAGCAAAAGCAATAGCTATGCTTCGTGGTGAAGATGGGAGAAAATTAGGCGTTAAGGCCACCGAAGCACTTCGTGCAGTCGCAGACGACTTGAACGACGCTTGGACCGAAATAGATGAGTTCATCGGAAATGTCGGAACCGAGGGTGCTTTGGAGCTATCAGACCTAGACGAAGAACCTGTGGAAGATGAACCAGCTGAAACTGAAGAAGTAGCTGAGGCTTCAACTGATACTATTGATGTTGAAACAGAAGCTGAAGAAGTTACTGAGGAAGAAGCACCAGCAGAGGAACCTGCTGTTGAAGAACCAGAAGATGAAGCTGCTGAAGAAGAAACTCCAGAGGATAACACTGAATCGACTGATGACGAGGAATTTGACGCAGAGTGGGTAAGAGCTCAACAATTAATTGCTGAGTCTCTAGCCGAAGAAGTAGAAATAGAAGTATAAGCAATTATAGATTGGAGAAATCTAAGAATGAGTAATCAAAACGAACTCATGGATAAAATTGCTGCTAAAAGAGCAGAATTAAAATCTGTTTTTGAGTCAAACGAAGACGGCAAGTACTCCGCTGAACAAAAAGAGGAAATCAAGTCAAGAAATGACGAGCTTGCTGAATTAGTTGAAGACCTTAACATTGAGAAGAAAAAACTTCAAAATGAAAAAGCTCTTGAAGAAGATTCAAAACCAGTTGCAGAAATGCCTTTAGCTTCTAACGAAGCAGAAGTTAAAACTGTTGGGCAGCTTTTTACTGAATCCGACGCTTACAAAAATTATGTAGGTAGTGGTGTAAAAGGTGTTGACTCAAAAATTGAGACAAAAACAACTTTAACCACAACTGGTTATCCACCAGAGGTTTTAAGACAACCGGGGATTCTAGAATCAGCTCTTAGAGACCCAAATGCTGTTATATCATTATTTGATGTAATCAACACAGACCAAAACAGTTTCTCATATTTAGAAGAAACTACCTTCACAAACAATGCTGCTGAAGCAGCTGAAGGTTCTGCTGTTGGTGAAGCAGCTTTGGCTTTCACAGAGCAAACAGAAGCAATCCGTAAATTGGGTATATTTATCCCAGTTACTGATGAATTAATCGCAGACGAAGCTGGTATCCAAGGATACATTAACAGCAGACTTCAAACAATGATTCGTCTTCGTTTGGACAGCCAACTCCTTTCCGGAGATGGAACTGCTCCTAACTTAGAAGGTATCTTGGACGCTGGTAAATCATCAGTTGGAAGCACAGACTTTAGCTCCTATGCAGGAACTCTTGGTAAAATTGGTGCACTTTATGGTGCAATCACAGACATCAGAGTAAACGCATTCACAGAGCCAGACGCAATCATTATGCACCCTAATGACTGGAATGACATTGTCACATCAGTTGGTGCTGATTTCGCTGGAACTTCATCCGCTGGATATGCAGAAAAGTCACCACTTTTCGTAGCAGCTGGTGGAATGGGCGCTGGTCCAGCCGCTTCAATTTGGGGACTCAAAGTAGTTCCTACAACCGCAATTTCCGCAGGTACAGTACTTGTTGGTAAATTCGGTGGCGGTGAAGCTTGTAATGTTGTTATGAGACAAGGTATCGATTTAGCGGTAACAGATTCTCATAGTGATTATTTCACAAAGAACATGCTAGCTATCAGAGCTACAATGCGTGTTGGTTTCCCTGTTTACAGAGAAGCAGCTTTCCACAAACTAACAAATATGTAATATCTGTTAGTTGGATATTTGAAGAGAGCCGGGTAAAACCGGCTTTCTTCTTTTTATAAGGTAGAATACATTTATTATGTCAGATATTATTAAACCAGAGAAGACAATTTGGAAGATGAAGGATGGCTCCTTCTTCGAGGGTTCATTAGCAGAACTACCTAAATCTGGTGCTTCTAAAATTGCACAAGCAGGAAAAGAAGTATCTAAGAAATGGTTAAAAGAGCAAGGTTGGAAAGATTCTTCTGCAAAGAAGAAAGCTCCTGCAAAGAAAGCTCCTGCTAAAAAAGCAGCACCTAAGAAAAAAGTCGAAACCAAAGCTGTCAAACCAGCCGAAGATAAATAAAGGAGTCCTAAATGGCTCTTTGTAGCGCTAGTGACGTAGAGACCTTTCTAGAGATAGACTTAAGTACTACTGTTGAAAGCCACGTTACAAACACTTTTATACCTTATGTTGACGCAGCTATTAAGCGTTACTTGGGTTATGATATTGAACAAGCAACGTTTACAGAAACATTCGACGGCAACGAACAAAAAGATATTTTCTTAAGACACGTACCTATTGCGTCTATCACATCTGTTACTGAAGATGGTAGTACGCTTACCGAAGGCAATACTAAAGACTACGTATATTACGACAACGGAAGACTTAGTAGAATTGCAATCAGATGGTCTGGAATCAAACCTAAGAATGTTGTAGTTACTTATGTTGGTGGATATGCCTCATCTGATATACCAGACCAAATAAAATTTACAGCTGCTCGTGCTGCCGCAAGATTAGTAATGACTTCATTACAAGTCTCTGCTAAAGCAGATACAGGAGTAGTTCGTTCACACTTAGAAGACAATACATCAACAACAAACTTTGATGTAGCCATAACCGAGAGAGTAGGAGATTACGACGTAGCGTTTGGAGATGTAGTAATACAGAATTTACAACCTGTATTAAGCAACTCAGACATGGCTATGTTAAACCCGTTTAAGAGCAGATTTTTTGTATAATTAGACTATGGTACATAGAAAAGCTCCGTCTCTGGAAGAAGCTACAGAATTCTTCACAAAAGACCCAGACAAGATGTTGCAAGCGTGGGCTGATGAATGGGGTGTAACACACGAAAGAGTTCGTCAACTTAGAATACAATCTGGTGTGCCTCAACGTGGTGCTTACAATGAAGAAACCGCAGAAACTATTCTTGAAGTAATTAGAACAGGTCGTGGTGGTTTAACTACACCTAGAACTTATGAAGAAGTAACAATAGGTTTAGAAAAGTTTAAAACTTGGATGGAGGAAGAAGAAGGTTTACGTGAACGTGTAGAAGAAGCACAAAAGCAAGCTCTTAAAAGTTTAAAAGACCCGATTGAAAAAGAATGTAAGTATTGTAGAGAATGGAAACCGGTAGAAGATTTTAAAAGAACACAAAAGTATCTAGATGGTTTTACTAAGTTTTGTATTATGTGCCTAGATGTAATTAAACAGAAAAAAGAAGAACTTGGTGATGAAAAATTAAAATTATGTATTTCTTGCAGGAAAGAAAAGAAAACATCAGATTTCAGTAGAAATCCTAATTCAAAAGATGGTTTTAAAATATTTTGCAAAGATTGTCATAAGAATAATAAAAGAAAGATAAGAAGACGAAATGCCCAGATATGAACATCAGTGTATTATGCACCAATGTTACTTTGAGTTTGAAGTAACTTATTCTATACACGAAGACCCTTTAATCAAATGCCCTAAGTGTGAGTCTGATACTAAAAGACTTATTGGTAAGAATGTTATGTTTGAAACACCAATAGATGTAGATTGGGAGAAAGACCCAAGTAACTTAAGTGAGAAATCATTTAAACAATATGAAAAAGCAAAGAAGATAAAGTATAGATGGTAAAAGACGAAGGTACTGAAGAAATAATACAGGGAGCTAATAGATACTTTTTATCGTTCAATTCGTACTCTGTAAACCCAGACCCACTACATCAAAAAAGTTATGTTGTAAATCTCTATGTTCCTTTAAGAGAGCTTTCTTTTAACAGACCGGGTGTAAAACAGATTATACCTACACATCCAGACTGTAATGTTTTTGACATTGACAAAGAAGTAATAGAGAATGTAAAGCTATCTATAAAAGAAGAGTTCGGGGAGAAAGGTTACTTTCATTTAAAAAATCAAGGTATAACTATATATGCTGACGCAGTAGATATATCAGAAGGTGTAAACAGATGTGCTATAAAAATAACTGATGAAAAAACTCAAGGAATTATTGATGGTGCTAATTTATATAATATTATTCGTACTATGTCTAAAGAAGACTTGGGTAATAAGGTTTATGTAAATGTCAAAATAATTACAGGCCCAGAGCCAAAAGTTATACCAGAAATAATTACAAGTCTTGACACAAAGATAACTAACAAAGTAGATGTATCAATTGACGTTAAGGAACTCGACTGGCTAAAAAAAATAGTTGATAGTACTGAATACGTAGATAAAATTGATTTAGTAGATGTGCTTTGCTATATAAACCTATTTAGGAACAATATATACGATACAGACGCAACTAATCAACCAACTATCTCTTACTGGAATAAACAACAAGTTATTGATACATACAAGAGTGACCCAGATATATTTAAAGCTTTTATACCAATAATCAAAGACATACTGTATCTACACGATTTTATAAATACAAAAACAATAGAACTATGGCCATCAAAGTTAGGTAGCTTAGCAAGTTTAGGTCTAGCTTTACCTTACAAACAAAAAGCCTATGAGTTTCCAATGTTGGGTAAGAAAGAAGATTATAAGTTTCATGAAGCTATAACTTGTGTTTTACTTAATGGTTTTAGGTGCTTTGTAATATTCAATCTCGACAATCGTGCTCAGTGGTCAAAGGATTTTTCCAAGATAGTTAAGATTTACGAACAAGTCTGTGTAGATTTGTTAAACATAGTAAAAACATACAACAAAGAAACTGGATACAATCCTCACGTTCTAGGAAAGAACAATATGCTTTATAGCATTATTTATAAGGAAATGATGATGGGAGATATGCTTAACCAATTTTTATAACATCTTGTTGTAAAATGTAGCCATGGGTTTAAAGAGCAGACATTTACCAGAGACAATTTCAATTCAATCTGTTTCAGACACCAACGTAGACGAGAGAGGTTTACCTTCTGATTCTTGGGCAGATAGTGCTACAAGTGTTAGAGCTAAGTTTGAGTCATTAGGTGCTGAAGAGGATAGAGACGGACGTAATACTACTATTGAAACATTTAGAGTATATATACAACCAAATGTAACAGTAACTCCGGGAGATAGGATGAATAGGAATGGTACATATCACGAAATCATTACAGTTCAACCAGTATTAGATAGATATGGAAACGAGTGTTATAAATTTATTCAGTCTCTAGTAAGGACTTAATATGCCTAGCGACGGGATGGTCGAAGAATATATCAAAACCCAACAGGGTGATACGCTAGGTAGTGCTGCACGTAGATGGATAGATGGTAAATCATATAACGCCTTAACTAAAGGCAATAAGCCAAAAGGCAAGCAAACTAATACATTCCAAAACTTTTTATATAGATATGGTAAAACTTCTGGTACGTTGAAACAAATGCCGGGTGTCAGAAACCTAGGTGTAGTACAGAACTTTGCTAGTGCTCGTAACTTAATTTACCCAGCAGCTCGTATGATGGGTACTGGTAAGGCCTTAACTAAAGCACTAGAAACAGGAACACTTTCTCCATTAGCACAAAGAGCTAGCCGTGTAGGTGTTGGTAAATTATCTGGTTTAGCTATTAATGCAGTTGTAAGTCCTTTAAATCTTGGACCATTACCTTCTCGTGTTCTTCGTATAGGTATAGGTAAAGGACTGTCTGCTAATAGAAGATTTAGAAACTTTCAGAATAACGCTGTAGCTTTCGTTACTGGTAAGTTAAAAATAAATGGTGCAGCAGCTAATGCTCATGTCAAAAAACAATATAACGTACTACAAAAAGCACAGATGATGTTAGTTCAAACAGAAATGAATATTAGAGCTTTTGCACCAGATGTTGCTAGTGGTCAGTTCTTGTTAGGTATGACAGACGGCCCTGCTAAATATCAGAATCAAATTATAGATTTTGACAGAATGACAAGTAAATCAGAGTTTAACAAAATGGGTATAAAAAACTTAGCACCAGAAGATTCTAAATTTAAATACGAATTTAGAGATGTATTCGGATTTAGAAAACCGGGTCAATCTTATCTAGCTTTACAAAACTCTATTGTAAGAGAAGACTTTAAACCTACAATAGGTAAAGCTATAAATAAAGGAACTGAGGCTCATCCAGATTGGGATAAGGGCAGTTTCTTTGACGCAGAAATTAGAGTAGGTGGTAGCCCAGAGTTTCCATGGATATGGGCTGTAGAGTTTGGTGGAAATATACCTTACTATGTAAGGACTAATCACCCAGATAAAAAAGGTTTCGGTGGACAATATAGTGGTAGAAAAGAAGATAAATATATACCAAAAACTAAATATATACAACCTACATTCTTTGTTAGAAGAGCTATTGAAGTAGCAAGAAAACAATATAAGAAAGCATACAACCTAAGCAGTAAAGTAAATGTTGGTATGTCTAACTCTAAGAAATACTATTCTGAATGGCTAAGAATAGCAAAACAAAGAAATCAACAAACAGCTCTTAAGAAATACAAGCCAGACTATCTCAAGAATACAAGAACTAATGATTTCCTTAGTGAACGTTACATGCTTGATAGAGAATCTAGAGGACATAGTTTCTTGTCTCAAATGGAGCAAAGAATACCGGGACCAAGAATAGAATCAGCACATGGTTCTTTCTACAGTAAAGAATTAGCAGCAGAAATAGGTTTGAATGCAATACCAGAAGATATGAATATATCTATGACTGTACCATTAAGAAAGAACGATAATGCAAAGATTGTTTCACAAGCAGCCAAAATATTTATTGAATCTGGTGGCGGTAACTTAACTGAAGGTGGAGACAAGTACAAGAAAGTATTTAACAAGGTCGGAAACTATCTATCTAAGCAAGCTGAATACAAAAATGCTCCTAAGAGATTAATGAGTGATACAGAAAGATTTATTAAGATATTTAACAATATGAATATGGGAGAAGATACTGCTAGAGGTGCAAGACGTGCTGAGCTACTCAAAGAAATCTACAATCTATCTACAAAACAAGATGGTAATAAATTAATTATTAAAGCTAGAAAAAGAAGAAGCGATAAAGGTGGTTCAAGAAAAACAGGTAAGAGACCTTACGTTTCTAATCAAAGTTGGAAGAGTATTAAAGGAGAACAGTTTGCTAGAGATATTGCTGGCTCATTTGATGTTGACTCATTGTTCAACGACGCTCTTAACATGGATTTTGACTTTTAAGTGATATAATTTCCCAAATGGGTATAAAAGCAGTTGGCGTACAGCCAGACCAAAATGTTAACTTTCCGCCAGACGCGGAAGTAATTTTTCGTGAATGGGCGGTCAACACATCAATCATTACTAACGTTTGTAGCACAAGAGTAGCTACTAGATTACCGAGAAATGCTGATTTACCCTTTTTGACTTTCTTCGCTACTGGAGGAAGTTTAATAAGTAACACAAGTGACGCAGCGATAGCTGGTGTTGTTTTTCAAGTGAATTGTTACGCAGGTAGATGGGGTGGAGCTAGTACTTCACAACCAGACTATGCAACTGCTTATCAATTAGCAAATGCGGTATATGAAGCAGCTTTTAAAACAGGACAAACCAGAGTTGTGACTCCAACAACTAGCACAGCAGGTGTAATTGTTGGTTTTGAGATTAATTCAGCTCCAGAAAGAATAGAAGAGACTGAAACTGGATTGGGACATTATCAGCTATCATTAACTATGTATTATAGAGGAACTGGCTAATGGCTAAGAAAAAGAAAAAAGTAGAAGTAAAGATTAATCCTTTACTAAACAAGACTGTTGTTCGCGATACTGTGAGCGGAGTAGTGTTTAGTAGTGAATGGGTGGAAATAGACCCGGATATCTGGGAGCGCCTCAAAGTAAATAAATACAATCAAGGTGGAGAGCGCATTAACGTCTTGATTAGTAACGAGGAAGAACCAGATGACTATTCAGCAGAGGAAGACAATGAATCTGTTGAAGAGGTAGTGGAAGACTTCTTTATTGCTGAAGAAGAATAACCGGCAAAGCTGAAATCGACTTGAAAGAGTCGGCTGAGCTCAGCTGATAAGTATAAGTATAAGATAGTTAGGAGACATAAAATGTCATACAATACAAGCGGTACAATATCCGAAGTATTAATTGGTACAGGTGTTCTCTATTACAAAGATAGGACTACAAGTTCCTTAGCATTTCCGGGCGATAGCTCCGGTAACTGGGTAAACCCAACCGGAATGTCTGTTGCATGGGATGAAGTAGGATACTCAGAAGATGGCTGGACATTAGAAGTTGATAAAACTTTTGAAGATGTCATGGTCGCAGAAGAAGTAGACCCTATTAAAACTCTTAAATCAGCACAAGAAGTAAGACTTACTGGAGAGCTTTCACAAGCTGCACAGAATAAGTTACAAATAGCAATGGGTGGTGGTACAATCACAGAAGACGATACTACTAACTTCGCCGCTGGGTATGATGTATACCTACCTCCATTGTCTGATACTTTCACAGAGTACGCACTTGTGTTGCACACAGATGGACCTGCTGGTGCAGACAGACAGTTCCACATTCCTAGAGCAGTGAATGTTGGTTCTTTCGCAATGGCTCACCAAAAAGCTCCAGCAAAAGTTAGTTTGGCTACAGAATTTAAGGTTCTTGTACCAGACTCAACTTTAAATGTTGGTAGCTCTAGCGGTGCATACTACTTGTTCAGAGTTGTAGATAACACTAACGATTCAGACGAGTTAGATATTAACTAAAATAATTAGATTGGAGATATTAGAAAGTGGTTAAATTTAAAGACTTTGATAAGGCTTTGGAAGCCGACAAAGAACCTTTGCAGATTAAAGTAGCTGGAAAGACCTACGAGTTACCAGCTACTTTACCTGCAAGAACAGTGTTAGCTCAAATGAAATATGCTAACGAAGGTGATGTAATCCCTATGGACTTATTACCAGAATGGATTGGCTCATTAGTGGGCGAAGATGTTCTGAATGATATGTTAGACAATGGTATGACTTGGGAGCAAATGAATGATTTGCTTTCTTACTTACTAGAAGCATACGGATTATCAGCACAACCGGACGAAGAGGTTGAAGCTGAAGGGGAAGAAGAGGACTCCGAAGCCCCAAAATAAGTTGGTCCGTTCAAGATATACTTGAACTTTATGGGCCACTAGAAGCTGACTTTCTTCATTTATATAACATTGAGTCACCACTTGATGTTGAATGGTTTCGTTTTTTAAGATTAATTTCTTATATGCCGAACGAAAATTCAACATTCTATAACATCCTCCGTAGTCGTCAATTAGAGATGACTGAGGATGGGACATTAGTAAAGAAAGAAAAAGCAGATACACATAGGTTAAAAATGGCCCTTCGTAAACAACACAATAGAAATAAACCGAGACAAAGAGTGTCTCTTGATGAGATTATGGGCGATATAGGAGGAGCACGTGGCTAATAAGTCCGGTGGAGTAGCCCCTTTCCTCGTTGCGTTCAAAGTCGATATGGACGACGCTACCAATACGGCGGCGAAAGAAGCAAACAAACTAGCCTCTACTGTTATGGGTGCCTATGGTAAATTAGGTGGCCTTGCTGGTGCAGTTGGTACTACAGCATTAACAACATTAGCTGGATTAGCAACAACTATGGCTTTCACAGTTGGTGCAGCTTCTAAATTTGAAGATTCCTTTGCAGGTATTAGAAAAACTGTTGACGCTAGTGAAGCTGATTTTAAATCATTAGCTGTATCTGTCAGAACACTTGCAACTGAAATACCTATTGCAACTAGTCAATTAAATGCAATTGGCGAGCTTGGAGGTCAGTTAGGCATTGACGCAGGTGGACTTCCTACATTTATTGAAACTATATCTAAATTAGGAGTAGCAACTAGGTTATCTACTGAAACTGCTGCACTTGGTCTTGCAAGGATGAAAACTATTTTCCAACTTGCAGACGAAGATATATCTAAACTTGCTTCTTCATTGGTTGACTTAGGTAACAACTTCGCAGCTCTTGAAGATGAAATACTTTCTACATCATTACGATTAGCAGCAGGTGCTAAAGTAGCTGGAGCAACAGCCGCGGATACTTTAGCAATTGCTACTGCGTTACAAGCTGTTGGTGTTCAATCACAAGCAGGTGGTACTGCTGTCGCACGTGTATTCCAGCAATTAACTGTAGCCGTACAAGGAGGTACAGAACAGTTAAATGTATTTGCAAGAGTATCTGGAATATTACCAGAGCAGTTCAAAGAGTTAGCTGAAAATAACCCAGCTCAAGCTCTTAACGTATTCTTACAAGGTTTATCAAGATTAAGTGAAGAAGGCGGTAATGTTGTAGAGGTTCTTGACGCATTAGGCCTAAAACAGCAGAGAACTATCCGTGCTTTGTTAGCTCTATCTGAGGCAGGAGACCTAGTTACTGAAACATTAGCTAGAGGTAATGCTGCTTTTGAAATTAACAATGCTCTTAACGAAGAGGCTGCTAAGAGATTCGAAACTTTGAAATCTCAAACAAAGTTAATGAAGAATGCCTTTACAGAACTTCGTATAGAAATAGGTAATACATTCTTACCACTTGCAAAAGCATTAACGCAAGCATTGACTGGTGTTGCTGTTGCAGCAGCAGATGATGAAAAGAGTGCTGAAGTAGGATTTAGTAAGATGTCTAACTCTATGAAAGTACTTACAGGTGGTTTCGTAGCATTAGGTCTTGCTATGGCTATGCCTATATTTAACTTCTTCAAGTTTATATCTATACAAGCAAAAGTAAATGCTTCTACAGCTAAATCTGCACAAGTACTTGCAGAAATGACAAGAGCAGAAATAAAACAACTTGCTTTAAGTGGTAAGAAAACACATGCTGCAAAATTAGCTAGAAAAATGATTGGTCAGCAGACTATGAGTTATATGAAGATGACTCAAGCTCTTAAAATGATGATGGGTCCTATCGGTATTGCTACAGCACTCATAGCAGGTTTTGGTATTGCAAATGCTAGAGCAAATAAGAACTCTGAAGCTTCAGCTAAACTATTTACTGAAACTGCTTCTGCATTCGTACCTTTACAGAATAAACTTCAACAAAAACAACAAGAATTTAATAGATTGCAAGAAGAAGGTTTTGCTCCAGAAGTATTACAAGTTTATCAAAAAGAATTAAATATTATCGAAAGCGAACTATCTGATATAAACAATGCTGGTATCAGAGCATTTATGAACATACCTAAATTCATGAAAGATATATCAGTTGAAGAGGCAGAAAAAGTATCTACTGCTTTTAGAGTCTTAGGTAATCAGTATGAAGCTTTAGGAGATATAACAAGAGACCCAATCGAAGTAGAAACAATACAAATATCTGGTACAGAAGTTGCTTTGACTGGTAGTACAGGAATGAGTAATTTAAGTTTTATTGAACAAACTATAGGAGCAGAAGGAGACTTAGCAGAACAATTATCTGAAGCTATAGGTGTAGAACTAGAAGTAGTACAAAATTTATTAGAAAAAGGTGACTTAACAGGATTGTTACAGCTTATTTCAGTAAAAGGATTAGATGACGCAAATGTTTTTCAAGAAGCAGGCGGTATTATAAATACTACTGTAGCAAATATTAATGGTGCATTTTCAGAGGCAGAAGCCGGTTCAGATAAATTTACAGAAGCACAAAAGAGACAATTATTTTTCTTAAAACAACAAACACCTGCTTTGTCAGAGCTAGGTAACAGAATGACAAATATTGATAAAGAACAAGAATTCTTAGCTGATAGTGCTCAAACATTAGTTGATAGATACAATGCTATGGCTAGTGAAACAGGTCATTCAACTATTACATTAGAACAATTTATTGCAAGCTCTACAACAGCTGATAGAGTTATTCAAACTTTATACGGAAGCACAGATACTGCAACTGATAGCAACAAAGCTTTTGCAGAAGCCATAGTAGAAGTTACACAATTTATTGGTGACCAAATAGATAAGATGAGAACTTTAGGTACAACCTTTAGTGACTTAAGTGATATTAAATTTATATCACCAGAAGATATCGTTGCAGGAACACAAGAAGTAGAAGATAGAATATCATTTATTACTAATGCTATCGGAATACTAGTTAGCCAAGGCCAAGTAGGTTTAGCTGCACAAGTAGCAAGTATCCAAGATACAGGTGAAGCATTTGGAACAGCTATTGCATTTTTACAAGGAATAGGTGACGCTTCATTAGCACCAGAGTTTTCAGAACTAAATCAAATGTTCATTGATAACACAGCAGAACTACAAGGAATACAAGGAACTAGTGAAGAGATTACTCAAGAAATTAGAGACCAAATATTTGAACAAACTGGTTTGAATAGTGTACAAGCTGTAAATGCTCAAATAAACATGGACAACCTACAACTAGTCAAAGCTGCAACTTCTGCAAGAGAAGAAGAACTTGCTGCTATGTTGTCAATGTTCAGAATGAACGAAGACATCAAAAAAAGAAAACGAGCTATTAGAGATACAGAAAAAGAAATAGCAGAATTACAACAAGATATTGTATTTGGTGACTTACAAATAAGTCTTCGTAAAAAAGAACAGTTAGAGGTTGATTTAGCAAGAGAAGCTGTATTAGAAGCAATAGATAAATTTGGTAAAGAAGGTGTAGTAACTGCTAGTGAAGAATTAGAACTATTACAAATGGGTCTCAATCTAGATAAGATGAGAGACAAGTTAAGTATGAAGATGACTGCACGTCAAAAGAAATCTTTACGAGACAAAGAAAAAGAAGTTAAGTTCTTAGAGTTAGCAGTAGAACAGGGAGTTGCTGAACAATTAGACTTAGACGCAGCTAGAGAAGAACTTGAAGAAATGCGTAACCCAATGTCTGAGGTTGAAAAGAAAATCTTAGACTTGCAAATCAAAGCAGCTGAAGCAGAACTAGCAGCTGCTGAATCCAGAGCAAAAGGTTTGTCTCCAGAAATTATTTCTGCTATTGAATCTTACAATGACCAATTAAAAGTACAGCCAGAAAGATATCAAAAGATTGCTGACGCTACTGATAAGTACAATTCAATGATTGCAGAAAATAATATTAAGATTGCACAAAATGGTATAGCGATAGACAAGTTAAGGCAAAAGTATCCAGACCTTAACAATATGTTTATGACCCTAGCTAAACAACTAGGAATACCAACAGGTTATGTACAAGAAGTATTAGTAGCAATGGAAACAGAGTTTGCAAACTATGTTGCATTCCAAGACCAAGCACTACAAAACTTTATGAACGGAACTTTAGCTACTGTAGACCACACTAAGAAAGTTATAAATGAAATATCTGAAGAACTTAGAAATCAAAATATATTTAACGGAATACAAATGTTTGCTAATCCTTATGTACCTAACACAGGACAAAGTGGTGTACAAGGAATAATTGGTCAAGGTGGATACTATACCGGTAGAAGAGTAGATATGAATAATTACACAGGTGGTAACGTTCCTATAGGTAGGTCATCACTTGTAGGTGAAAGAGGACCAGAAGTTATTATGTCAACACCGGGTGGTACATCAGTATTCTCTAATAAAACCGGAGCTGGTGTCGGAGGTGTTACAGTAGAGAATATGAATTTGAATATCACAGGATTACCAGCAGACCCAATCACAGCTAGAAAAGTTGCTATAAACATTAGAAGAGAATTAACAAAACTAGAAAAAGAAGGTAATGCAGGAACAGGACTTAGAAATAGATAATGTTATATTCACACGCAAATTTTCATATACACAAAGCTACTCACGATAATGAGTGGGTTGAATGGACTGAAGAAGAAGAATGAACAACTTAGCAGGTAGAGATTTAGAGCCATGCTTAGAGTGTGGAGATTATTTTTTTAAGATAAATTATGAAGTATGTGCGAGGTGTAGATAATGGCTAATGACCATCAAATCACAATAGGACATTTAAGTTTTACATCTCCTCAATCATTGTCTCATAGCTCAATGGACGGCAGTAGAGATTTAACTCTTAGCGGTGTTATAGCTCATACTAATGCTACTGGTTTAGATGTAGATGAAGCTAAGTATATTAGAGATGAATTAGAATCTATGGCTAACTATGGACACTTTCATCCATTTAGTTATACAGGTGATACCACACTTAAAGGTTATGTAAGAGTTAACTCTTCTGATGTTAGTGTAAATAGATATGGTGGTGCAGGTATTAGTTACAATATATCACTAGCATATTTAGGCAACCCCGGTGAAATACGTTTTGAGTCACAGTTCTCTGGAGCAATATTAGAAAACAACCACAGTATTAGTTCTTCAGATTCGCAGTTCTTTTCTCCACCAAGTGGTGCATTCTCAGTACACATACCAGCAGTTGGAACAGGTACTTCTCCTTCTGTTGAAGAAAGAATAGCTGAACATGGTACATCAACTACTACTATGCAGTTCTTCTCTGGTAGTAATATTAGAGACAACAATATAGAGTTTGAATGTAATCCGGATGATTATTTAAAAGGTGCAGTAAAGATATCTACAAACGGCAAAGTAAGAAATGGTTTATTAAGTCCTAACCTTAACGTTGACCAAGCAACTATAGAAAATGGATTAGTTAAATTTACTTTGACTAATAGCAATACACAATCAAGATTTACAGTTTCTCTTTGGGAGAATGACGACTATCGTAGCGTAAAAGAATTCGCAGTTAGTAAAGGTTCTTCCGAAACAGAATGGGATGGATGGAACACAGTACAAATAATTAAAAATTATGCTGAGTGTGGAACCTTAAGGTTTACTTCACAAGCAAATACTGATGGTAGTGGTAGGTTAACGTTTGATGTATCGTTACGAAGAGGCGCGAGATTTTTTAGTATCGTGATAAACTCTTATGGTACAGCCGATGAAATACATTTAGAGAGAACCACAGCAGAGGCTAGTACTGCTGGGACAGGTTATATAGTATCTTCAAGCAACGACTCTGAAGGAAACTATTTCATCTTGGGCTCTCCAACTACCTTTAGTACTGACTTGACTAATGGTGGGATACACCTTACGGGAACTCAGATGAAAGCTTTTCTAGGTTATGTTCTAGATGGCTCTTCAGCAGCTGGACAAAACACAGCAGATAATATGCGTGACGCATATCTGGACAGCATGTATGAGTACGTAAGGATAATTAAGTCATGAGTGTAAACGAAAAATTAATGGCTCCGGGTACATTTAATGTGTACCTTAATTTAGAGACAACACCTAATTCAGTTTTAAATACAATAACTCCTTGGGGTAATATTGTATTGACTTCTACTCGTGTAAATCCTACAGAATTTACTGACGCACAACTTAGAAATATGGCTAGGTATGTTGGTATTGTACAAAACCAAACAATTACAGAAGAAGGTATAGAAGTTGGTGGTATAGGTATTCTTGGATATCTAGGTGATACTGATTCAAGAGGAATGGTATTAGCTAGAAATGCAGGAGTTGGTGCTGTTAGGTCTTACAGTAGAGACACTTTAGACGATGTTTTAGATAGAAGTACATCAACACCTTATGGTATTTTACGAGGTGAAGACGCTACACAGAAAGCAGTAAGAAAAGGTACAGTTGTAGAAGTACAGTACGATGACACAGTTTTACTTTTAAATTACGAAGGTAGCAATGGAGATACAACTACTACTGATGGTTCTACATTTACATCTAATCAAGTTATAACTTTTAGTGGTACTGCGGATATATCTACAGACCAAGCAAAGTATGGTAATACAAGTCTTCACTTAACTACTGATGGTTTTGTTACTGTAGCAGATAGACCAGAGTTAGATTTAACTTATCAAGAATTTACAGTTGAGTGGTGGGAGTATAGAACTTCTTCAAGTGGTAATCCTACTGTTTGGGCAAGAAACAATGACACATACTCACCTTGGATATTTGGTAAAGCTGTTGATGGAAATAATAAAGCTTTTATTACTCACGATGGTAATGGGTATGGAACAGATGAAGATTTAAATATAGATATGGGTTCTATTGATTTAAACCAATGGAATCACTTTGCAATATCTCATAAAGGTGACCAGTTTAGAACTTTTAAAAATGGTGTAATACAACAAACCGATACAAGACCAGAATTATTTGTCAGAGTTAGTTCTGATTCTTTACAGATTGGTAAAGGACAAGACGGCAACTTCTTCGAAGGATATCTTGATGGAATGGTTATTACTAGAGGTAATGCAAAGTATTGGGACGCATTTACTCCTAGTACTTCTGCTCCTACAGCTACTACAGCTAACAAAACATACACAGGTAAGCATTACATGGAATCTGCTTACAAAGCTCTTAAAACAATTTGTACAACTCTAGACGCAGAATTTAAAATGCAGAATGACGGAACTATCGATGTAGGACCTCGTACTTCATTATTTACAGGTCACGAAGATAATGAACCTACTGGAATGATTGTAAGAAGATTGTCTGGTTTAGACGCAGGTGTAAAAGGTTATTCTGGAGCAGATTTAAAGACAGAGTTTAACGCAGAAGATTTTGTTAGTCGTGTTGAATTAATTGCTTCGCAGTATGGTAAAGAAATAAACTTAGGACAAGCAGACGCAAAAGATATACCTTATAAAGATTTACACGGAAATGAATTAGAAAGAATACAGATATTATCTGAGAACGAAGTACCAGACTCTATGCGTGATATTAGAGCAGAGGCATACTTAAATGAATACAACAAGGTTCAGAAAACATTATCTGTAGGACTAGAAGACTATGACCTATCTGGAGATATAGGCGTAGGTGACGTTATCTTTGTCTTCGACCCAGAAGTTGGTTTTGAAGATACACAGGCTGACGCAACATTAGAAAACAGAGATAGGCACGAGATAGCTTATCAAGGACAGATTTTAAATCCTATAAAGATTCGTGTTATGGGATTATCATTCCCTATCACAGACAGTATGGGTGTGTTTTATAGAGACAGTAACGGAAACTATACAGACTTAACTGATTATGTATCTTTCGAGTCTGGTATAACACAAGTAGAAGTTGGCTCTACAACTCCTAACATAAACGAAGACCTAAGAGCTTCAGCGGCAGTTATTGCTGTTGGAGGTACAAATGAGTTTACAGTACCAGACGCACCTACAAGTTTTGCTGCTGCTAGTGGTACTTATCAAGACGGAGCAGGTAGGCCTTTTGCTTTTGCTAAATTAACTTGGAACGAACCTACAAACACAGATGGCTCAAGAATTACTGATGGTAATATGTATCGCGTTAGATACAGACAAGTTACAGATGTTGACGGAAACAATCTTATTGATAGTAACGACAATCAAGTTACTGACTATGAGTATTTAACAGTAGAGTTTGGTACAACTGCTGTAGTTATAAAAGGTTTAGGACCAAATAACACTTATGAGTTTGGTGTTGCATGTATTGACAACTCTGGTTTCTCCGGAGGCTTTGCTGTTATTACTGCTTCACAAATGCCTGCTGACGCAACTATACCACCAGAACCTACTGCACCTACAGGAAGCTTTGGTTCTATTGCGTCTAGTGCAACTAAAGTTCAAATTACACATAAGCTAGGTGCTGCAAAAACTGTTGCTGGTGCAGTTATATCTAGCCCTACAAACTTTTCTTTACCTAGAGACATAGACCACTTAAATGTTTATCGTGGTACTACATCAAGCTTTACAATCAGTTCTACTAACTTTGTTGGTGAGATAGCAGCTAGAGCTGGTCACATTGACGGAAGTATTCCTGCAATAGGAACATTTGCTGCCTCAACAGCTGGTACTGCTTACTATAGAGTTACAGCAGTTGACGTAGCTGGTAATGAGTCAGACCCTTCTACCGCAGTATCAGTAACAGAAGAATTAATCTCTACAGCATTTATTGATGACGCAACAATTACCACAGCAAAGATTGGTGACTTAGCAGTTACAGACGCAAAGATAGATACACTTACTGCTGCAAAGATAACAGCAGGAACTATCAGTGGTAAAGAAATAATTATAGATACAGATAGTGCTACTGACCCATCAAACCCTGTACTAGGAACAATAAGGAGTAGCGGTTATGTAGCTGACAATGCTGGTTGGATAATTAAATCTGATGGCTCTGTTGAGTTTGAGTCTGGAAAATTTAGAGGAGATATCACAGGTGCAAGCGGAACATTCTCTGGAAACTTATCTGCTGCTGGGGGTACTTTTACAGGTAACTTAAATGCAAGTCAGATAAACGCAGGTACATTTAGTGCGGACATAATTAGTGGTGGAACAATAGATGGTTCAAGTATAAATCTAGGTAGCGGAACATTTACAGTAGATACTAACGGAGCTATGGTTGCTTCATCTGCAACTATTACAGGAAATATAAATGCTAATGCTGGAAGTATCGGTGGAACAAGTATAAATGCAAATACATTGGAAACTTCAAACTTTTCTAACACAGCAGGTTATCAATTAGATTCAACTGGTGCAACTTTTCATAATGTCACTATTACAGGTACATTGTCTGGTGCAAGCATTGACGGAACTATAGATGGAACAGTAAGGACTGCTTCTGGAAATACATACATCGAATTAGCTAGTGATAATGGAAGTACAATGTCATTTGTTAAAAGTGGTGGTGCCTTTGGAACTTTACAAGATAACAGTGGATTTTTTGCTTTACAAAGCGGTGTCAACGCAAGTGGTCTTGTCTTAAGCTCTGCTGTTGGGCCTACTAAAATAGTTACTAATGCGGGTCTAGATGTTGGAGGAAACATTGGAAACTCTAATATGGTACTTCTTGGTGGTAACAGTCCATTCTGGGGTAGCGTTCCTGCTAACGCTGGTGTAACTTCATTAACAAGTTTAAATTCAGCAATTGTATTAGGTAGTAACACCGGTGGTGTGACTATGAACTTTAACCCTAGCAACTTAGATGATACTCATGACCATGGAACTTCTAATGCTCCGGGTGGTAGTTATGATGGTGATAATCATGGTAACAACCACGGAGTAAACTTTAGTAATGTTTTAACTAACGCTACTCACTCTCATAATACATCAGCAGTAAACTCTTTAGCGACAGCAGCTTCATCAAGATTAAATTTAAGTAATAACTCTGGTGCTATATTAATAAATCACTTAGATACTGACCATCCTAACTTTGGTACTGGTAATGGTAACGGAAATGGTAATGGTAACTCAAACGTTTCAGCAAACCACACACACGACTATGCTGCTAACTCTCATGGACATGGTAGCTCATATTTATCTAACTCACACACTATTGGACACGCTGCACAAGGTGCAACAGCACATAATCACCCTTACTCTTCTAGCGGTCATGGTCACGGAAATACTTACGCAAGTTTTAGCCACTTTCATATAAACCCATTAACTCACGATTCAAGATTATTAAATATAAACGCTAATACTGTTCCGGGACTCAATGTAGTTAATAGATTAAATCCTGTTACTGCTAATTTCTCTGCTGCTTATTTAGAAAGAGCAAAGGCAAAACAAGGTGGAATTGATGAATTAGACGGAGTAACTTATAGGCTTACACAACAAGATGTTAAACAAGCACTTACAGACGAAGGCTTAGACCCGTCTACAATAGCAATGATTATTGAAGATGTTACTTATGCTAAGAATGATAAGCCGGGATTAGACGAAGACGAACCTATGAAAGGTTTAATGGACGGAGAGATAGACGCAATTTTAGTACAAGCAATCAAAGATTTATCTGCTAAGATAGATTTACTAGAAGATAGAATAACAACCTTGGAGGGTTAATGTCGATTACATATACTATATTCGATGACTCAGTTGAAGAACCTATAGAAATTAGAGTTCAGATGATGAGAGACGAAATAGAGTCACTTGAAAAAGCACACTACGAAATGGTTAATGGAGATATTGATTATACTGATGATGAGATAGCTGCTATGGAAACTACTATTACTGAAAAAGTTTCTGGGTACAATACTCTTTGTCAATCATTACCAACAGACCATGAGTGGTATCAAGCACCATAAATAAATGAAATTTAGCTTGGGAGGCAAGCAATTCATTGAATTTGCTACAGATGTGGAGGGACTCGAACAGGTAGCTCCAGTACAAAAATCTACACACTTTACACCTAGATGGTTTAAAGATATGAAAGATTATATACCACAAGAACCTACACCGGATGGAAGTGTTCCCGGTAGGTATGGTAAATCAGAAGAGACAGCTAAGAAGTGGTCTGGTGGAACTGTGAAACGTTGTCCTGCAATAATAGACTTGATTACAGAGGGATTTATTATACCAATGTGGTGTGACTTTTTATTACAGAGAGATAATCAAGTACTTGAATGGGACAATAAAAACTTTCCTTATGGTATTGAGTTTCATGGTAATTCACAAATACACAATTGGAAACTAAAGAAGAATGATTTTAGAGAAGGTGTAAAGTTTAATAATCCTTGGAGAATATATACACCACCCGGATATTCAGTAATGTTTATGGCTCCTTACTATCAATTTGAACAAAGGTTTACAGTATTGCCGGGAATAGTAGAAACAGACAGTTATCATCACGTAAATTTTCCTACAATAATTCACACAAAGAAAGATACAATTATAGAAAGAGGTACACCATTTATGCAGGTTATACCTTTCAAGAGAGACAATTGGAATCTTGATGTGTCAACAATGACACCAGAACAAGTTAAAAAAGATACAGCACAAAAGTTAGAATTATCTACAAAATTCAAGAACTCATATAGAAACATAACCCGAAGATTAACTTCCTAATAGTATCATAGATTCTAGGGAGAATCATGAGCGAAGAAACACCTAAGCCTAAAAAGGACACATTTGAATATAAATTACTATCTCACGGGGACAAACTTTCTATGGTTTTAGAAGGTATGTTTAATATGGAGCAAGCTTTGTTTCAACACAATATGAATCGACTTGCTGAAAATCATTCTGATTATGATGAATGGGTATCTACCGATAAAGATATTAAAAAAGAGATTATGAGACTCAGATATGTATATGAAAAAATGGGAGGGAACTGGGAAAATACTCAAGAGTATGATGAGTATGGAGAACCAGTCTAATGGCCCAAACTGACCATACTCATACTACGGAGGAGATGGCGACCAGTACGTCGTATACGTACACCTTTCAAGGCTTCCAAACTGAAAACTATACAACTAAGATACAATCTTACCAAGACATACTTTACCTAGATGGTAAATCTGTAATATCTGATGGTGCTTTATCTTTAGGTACTTCAACAAACAATCCTGTATATTTAGGTGCAGATTCTACTGCATATATAAAGCTTGAAACAGATGGTACTCTCAATATACTATCTGGTAAATTATCTATCAATAGTGATACAGGTTCAGTAGGACAAGTATTATCTACAGATGGAAATGGTAATCTATCTTGGCTTACAGTAGATTACACACAATTTGCTTTTTCTAATATAGCTGTATCTGGAGAAACAACAGTACAAGCTAGTTCTACAAGTGATACCTTAACTTTTGCTGAAGGTTCTGGTATAAATATTACAACATCGGGTAGTACAGTAACTATTGCTAGTGATACTTCTGCACATAATGCCTTTAAATATATAGCACCACTAGATGGAGCGGGTTCAACTTCTGGTAGTCAGATAGAAGCAGATAGCCAAAGTGATACACTTACTTTTGTTGCTGGTTCTGGTATGACACTTACCTTTGATGAAAACAACGATAAGATTACTTTTGCAGCTACTCAAACAGGTGACGCTAACCAAAATGCTTTTTCTTCTATTAGTGTTAGTGGTCAATCAACATTAGGTGCAGCTCAAGCTAGTGAGACAGTAACATTTGACTCTTCTACTGATAGAAATGAGCTAGATATAACAACTGACACAGCAAACAAAAAAGTTACCTTCAAAGCTAAATTACCAAGAACTTTAAGTATGAGTGGTAGAATACCAACAAGGCTTAGTGACGGAAGTATATCTGGAATGCCTCTTAAAAACCACTTCTTTAACCAAACTGTTAGCGGTGTAAATGTTAGTGGTGGAGGTTCATCAGTAGGTTTTAGTGCAAGAGCAGTAGTCTGTAAAGAAGCAGATGGTACTACTCATAAATTAACTATGCCTGCGTCCGGTGACAATAGCTTATTATTTACTGTAGGTACAGATTCTTCCGGAACTTCACTTGGAACACTAGAAGTAGACATGACAGAAAGTAATTTATAATGGCCGCAAAAAGTCCAATAAGGTACGTTTTTGACAATAGCGGTAACGTTGTTGAGTTCTCCGAGTTTCAAGCAGCAGACTTCATTGCAATAAGTGATGGTGGTACAGGTGCTGTAACCGCTTCCGCTGCAAGAACTGCTCTTGGACTAGAGATAGGTGTAGATGTTCAAGGATATGACGCTGAACTACAAGCTCTATCTGGATTAACACCAACAGACGGAAACTTTATTGTTGGTAATGGAACTACATTTGTAAACGAATCTGGCTCAACAGCAAGAGATTCTTTAGGATTAGGTACATCAGACTCAGTACAATTCAATACAATACTTACATCTAACTTAACTGTTAGTGGTCCTTCTATTGCATTAGAGGGAGCAACAGATGACGCTTTTGAAACTACACTTGCTGTAACTGACCCTACTGCTGACAGAACAATAACTTTTCCAGACTCATCCGGTACAGTAGCTTTATTATCTGACGTACAAGCTTCTGACACATTAGCAGAAATGGGTGATGTTACTTTCTCTAGTTTGGCTAATGGAGACTTTTTAAGATATGACGGCTCTGGTTGGATAAATGACCCTGTTAACTTATCTACAGATACTATTGGTGATTATGTACAAAACTTAGTAGCTGGTACTGGTATAAGTGTCAGCGTTACTTCTGGAGAAGGACAAACACCTACAGTTGCTTTATCAGCAGGTTTAAATGATTTATCAGACGTTACTTTAACTTCTACTGCTACAGGAGACATTCTTAGATACAATGGTTCAGCATTTATAAATGAACCACTTAACTTAGGAACAGATACTGAAGGTGCATACGTTGCAAGTCTTGTTGCTGGTACAGGTATTGACTTAGCAAATAATACAGGTGAAACAGCAACACCAACTATTACAGTTGACTTAGGTGACTTTGATACAGACAGCTTATCTGAAGGTTCAACTAATTTATATTTTACTGCTGAAAGAGTTGATGACAGGGTCGCTGCATTATTAGTAGATTCTACATCAAGCGGAATAGATATAAGCTATGACGACACCAACAACCAACTAACTTTAACTGTAGATTTACCAGAAGTAGAAGACGCATTAGAGGATATAGTAAACGGCCTTATCGTTGGCGGAACAGGTATAACATCTACTTATGATGATACTGCTGGAACTTTAACTTTAACAATACCTCAAGAAGTAGGAACAACAAGCGATGTAACCTTTAATCAAGTTACTGCTGACTTAGTTGGTAATGTTACAGGTAACGTTACAGGAAATGTTACTGGTACTGTATCCTCAATAACAAATCACGACACAGATTCTTTAACAGAAGGCTCAACTAACTTATACTTTACCAATGCAAGAGCAAGAGGTGCGGTATCAGCTACTGATTCTGGAGGAGATGGTTCTTTTAGTTACGATAGCTCTACAGGTGCATTCACATACACAGGACCATCTGCTTCAGAAGTCAGAGCTCATATAACAGGCGGTACAGGTGTAACAATATCATCTGGTGAAATCGCAATAGGTCAGTCAGTTGGAACTACTGACAATGTTACTTTCAATAATATAGACGCAGACGGAAATGTAGTAATTGACGGAAACTTAACTGTATCTGGTACAACTACAACTGTTAACACAGAAACTATTAATCTTGCTGACAATGTTATAACTCTTAACTCTAACGCTACAGGTTCAGCTTCACAAAATGGTGGACTTGAGATAGAAAGAGGAGATGATAGTAATAAGACTTTCCTTTGGAACGAAACAGATGATAAATGGACTGTTGGTTCTGAGACATTCGTAGCTGGGACTTTTGAAGGAGCCTTGACTGGAAATGTCACAGGAACTGTGTCAAGCATTAGTAATCACGACACTGATAGCTTAAGTGAAGGCTCCACCAACCTTTACTATACAGACGCTAGAGTTTCTACTTACTTAACAGGTGGAACAGGTATAACAGAATCTTCTGGAACACTCAGCATAGACTTCTCTGAGTTTGATACAGATAACATGACTGAAGGCTCTACAAATCTTTACCATACTGCTGCAAGAGCAAGAGTTGCTTTATCTGGAAGCACAGGTATAACTTATGACAATAGCACAGGTGCTATATCTATTGACGGAACAGTAGTAACAGAAACTTCTACTGATACGTTAACTAATAAAACAATTAACTTTGAAAACAACACAGCAATAATTGAATACGCTGTAACAGTATCTAATGCTTCTGGTGGTAACAAGTTTTACTTAGACGGACAACTAGCAAGTACTGTACAGCTTATACCGGGCGTTACTTATAGATTTGATACATCAGATTCATCAACATCTGGTCATCCATTTGCTTTATCAGAAACTAAAGACGGAACTCATAATAGCGGTAGTGCTTATACAACAGGCGTAACTACTAATGGCTCACAAGGTTCAAGCGGTGCTTATACACAAATAGTTGTAGATGGTATGACACCTAACTTGTACTACTACTGTACAGCACACTCTGGTATGGGTAATGACGGAATGCTTCGTGTCAAGACACAAGATACTGATGATGTATCAGAGGGTTCTAATAACTTATACTATACAGACGCAAGAGCACAAGCTGCAATTACAGGTAGCACAGGAATAAATGTTTCTTCCGGTGCTGTATCCATAGACAGTACTGTTGTTACTGAAACCTCTACAGATACTCTTACAAACAAAACAATAAACTTTGAAAATAATACTGCAATAGTAGAGTTTGCAGTCACAGTAGCTAATCCGGGTTCTGGTAATAAATATTATTTAGATGGTGAACTAAACGCAAGCATTCAATTGATTCCGGGTATAACTTATAGATTTGATACCTCAGATAGCTCTGTGTCTGGACACCCATTATTACTATCAACAACTAAGAATGGTACACATGGTTCTGGTAGCAACTATACAACTGGTGTAACAACTAATGGAACTCCGGGTAGCTCTGGAGCTTATACTCAAATTGTTGTTAACGCAGCAACTGCTGATACTCTTTATTACTACTGTCAACATCACTCTGGAATGGGTGGAGACTCAGTTATTTCTGTTGCAGGTTCTAGTTTATCTGCAAGCACTACTGATAACTTAACAGAAGGTAGCTCTAACCTTTACTACACAGACGCAAGGGCTAGAGGTGCAGTTTCTGTTACAGATAGTGGTGGCGATGGCTCATTAGCATATAACTCATCAACAGGAGTATTTACATATACAGGTCCTAGTGCTTCTGAAGTAAGAGCACACATTACCGCAGGAACAGGTGTTACAATATCTTCTGGAGAAGTTGCTATTGGACAGGCTGTAGGAACAACTAGCAATGTAACTTTCAACGACTTAATAGTTAGTGGTAACTTAACTGTTAGTGGAACTACAACAACAGTAAATACTGAAACAATAAATCTTGCTGATAATCTTATTACCTTAAACTCTAACGCTACTGGTTCTGCTTCCGAAAACGGTGGTATAGAAATAG